CGGAGAGGCACCTGGGCACCCAAAGTCTCTACTTTCCCCGCCATGGCACTATTGATGGAGCAGGGCCCGCTGGTTACTTTTGGCTCGCTCGAGTACGCTCAAGTGCCACAGTTTGGACGGGTTGGAATTGAGGTAGAACCTGACGTTCTTCAGGGATGTGCTGATCATCCTCATCGGGCTGGATTCGTTGCAGTTCACCGGTTCGAGTCAGGTTTGAAGAGACTATGGGAGGGTGTGGGCAGCTGGTTCCAGAGAGCTGCGGACAGCGTTCCGAAGGCGGAGGGCTCCTGGGATATGGAAGACATGGTAAGAATGTGCCGCGTGGCGGTCCGGGCCGATGAGAAGCGTGAAGAAATTCGCGCTCGACATGAGAATGACGCTATAGCCTGGAAGCTGTGTGATGCGCCTGCCGAGTTATCCATGGACAAGGAGTCGCGGGAGTTCAGCGGTTCGGTTGACCCGGTCCAGATCGCGTACGCATTGAGGCAGAAGCTTGGATTTAGAACTCTGCGTGCGATTGATGTGGAGATGGGGGAAAGAGTGGCGCGTGAGATACTGTACCAATGCAAAGCCGATACTAAGAGCATTGGTGAGGTGTCGAGAGTCGCGACATGGCTATGGGGCTTAGCAACCCTTGAGGACGAGCAACTGGGGCTCGCCCGTCAGGGTTTTCACTGAGAGGGCTCGTCGCCGTACCTGGGGTGTGCACTGCCGTTAACTCGGCGATGCATCCTCAGGTGCGGATTGGCGGGGTGGATCGCCCTCGCCCCGTGGAGAGGACCGCATGGATGATGGCCTGGACTGGACCTAGTGCCTGTTACGGCGTACACAATAATTCAGTACGTAACTTGGCACGGGGTATTAATGAACGCGTCTTCTATCGAGATCATAAGAGACGAGAATGTCAGCAGCCTGAAGAAGGTGGCTTTGGACTCCTAACGCCATTTGAAAAGGACCTGAAATCCTTCCGTGTGGAGTCATGGACGTGCCAGCAGGTAGCTGACAGTTATACGGGTAGGAGGAATACAATCTACCAGAACGCGGTTGATAGCCTTACTGTTACTCCACTTAACAAGAGTGATGCCCGGGTGAAAACTTTTGTGAAGGCTGAGAAGATTAATTTCTTCGAGAAGCCTGATCCAGCGCCTAGAGTAATTCAACCCAGGGACCCCCGTTTTAATGTACACTTTGGCAGGCACATCAAGCCTCTTGAACCTGTTCTCTACAAGCAGATGGCCAAGTTGTACACTTCTCCCTGCGTCGCGAAGGGTTTTAATGCGGAGAAGACGGGTGAGCTAATTCACCACAAGTGGAGACAGTTTAGGACGCCCGTATCTGTTAGTTTGGATGCTTCCCGGTTTGATCAGCACGTCTCTGTGCCCGCGCTCTTGTGGACCCACAAGATCTATAAAAGGTTTGTGCGCGGAGTTGATCTCGACTGGTGTTTGGGTCAGATGCTGGAAACAAAAGGTATTGGGGTGGCTAAAGACGGGACTGTTCGATACAGAAAGGTGGGAGGTAGGTGTAGCGGAGACATGGACACTGCACTCGGTAACTGTGTTCTCATGGTTGCCATGGTTTATAGTCTTTGCAAGCATCTCGGTATACGCCATGAATGTATCGATAACGGCGATGACATCACAGTCTTCATGGAGGAGGCTGACCTGCCGAAGTTCCTGTCCGAGGTTAAAGTCTGGTTCACTAAGCTTGGGTTCGATATTAAGGTCGAGAGTGTTGGACGGACCCTTGAGCAAGTTGAATTCTGCCAAACCAGACCTGTCTGTAGGGCCGGGAAGTATGTCATGGTTCGGAACATCGTATCCCTCACGAAGGACACCGTGACTCTCCTGGATATGGCTCAGACGTCGAAGTGGTGGTATGCTATCGGCGAATGCGGCTTAAACCTTACAGATGGAATCCCCATCTTTTGTGAGTTCT